CGCTGCTGGTCGATCAAGTCGCTGAGGAGCCCCCGCGATTCCCCGTCGATCATGTCGGCCCATCCGAAGGCATAGGGGTGCTCCTGATGGTCGTAGGGGGTTTCGCCGGCCCATAGAATCTCCCCGGTGGGTGTGAGAAAGTAACCCACCCACACGTTCTCGCGGCGATCCATGACGCGGAGCTCCTCCATCCCGCGCTGTCGGCGGGCCCGGTTTTCCTGCTCGATCCGCGCGTCGGGAAGCTCGGCCTGCACGGTCCGGCCGGCCTCGGGGTCGTGCACCTTGCGGACCATCTTCGATCGGCGGCGCCACACTTCGATCACGCGGTGCAAATCGGAGTCGAGCGGCGTGTCGAAGCTGAGGCCGTCCTGAAACCCGAACGCCTCGCGCATCTCGAACGTCTCGGATTTGACGTCGCCGTAGTACTCGCGAATGGCCTCGCCATACTCCCGATCGCGGGGCGCGAACGAGGTCACAATGTCGTCGAGGCTCATGTCGTGGATCTCGCCCACGATCCGAAGGTCGTGGCCCCGGCGATCGTCGGCGTCGGGATTGTAGAAGAACCGGAGCATGTTCACCTTCCGGATGCTCACCTCCGGGCGGTCGTACTTCGGCCAGTACTTGTACCCGACGTGAAACGCGGACTTCCCGGCGAGGAGGTGCTCGATGAACTGATCGGCCTCGATGGATTCCATCGCGTTGATCCGGCGGGCCTCGCGCAGCACATGCGTCATGACTTCGGCGGCCCGGTTGTCCTCGCGATTGACGGCGAAGACCTGCCGGTCGCTCTGGTTCTGCCGCAGCTGGCCCTTGAGGTTGCGAATGATCGGGCGGATGTGGTTCATCTTCCACGCCTCCCGGCCCTGGTCCTCAATGACCTCCCGCTCCGTCTTGAACCCGTCCTCCGTCTCGACCTCGTCCTGCCACTGGAGGCCCATGAGGTAATTCCGGTTTCGTCGGCGACGCTTCCGGTCATTTTGCAGGGCGTTCCACGCCGATCGGGCCTCCTCAAGGACGTCCACGCTGCGCTCGGTGCTGGCAAGCCGACCGTTCTCCATCAGTCCCCCTTGCAGGGAGTCGGTGTCCGGCTCCTCGGGCCGAAACCGGATGCTCTCATCCTTGGACGCTGCGGACGGCCGCGCAACGGAGGGCATAAGAAATGGGGGTTCGTACAAAAAAAGGGCGCACAACACAGGCCCGGGGAGGGATCGGGACCGGATCGGTCCCAGGCATGTGCTGTGCGCCTCGATGGCACAGTCTGAGTATGTCTGCCGGATTCTGCTTCCTTGGCCCTCGCGCGCTCCGCTCCGGCGGGCGTGGCACGGGGCCCACGGTCGGTTCACCAGTGAGAGGCGGTGCGTCTAAGCTATCGGGGCCGCCACCCCGTCCACTTCACACTTCCGAGCGACACCGTCGTTGGTGCCGCACCCTTCAAACAAGGGCGCACGTTCCCTTAAATGCAAGTTTCACGCCGCTCTGGCCTCAGTTAAGGCTAAAAATGGGCTGTTCGATGATGCGGGCCCCGTCCTCGGGGCGGTCCCACCACTCCGTTTGAATGCCGCCCAACTTCTTGAGGTCAATCTGAATTGTAACCTGCTGCCCGAACGACGCTAAGGTGTGTTTTCCCTGCGCGGTAATCACAATCTGCCGAAACAGCCAGCTCCCCGGGCAGGCGGCCGGCCGCTCCTCGGGATCGACCGGGTGCGGACAGTCGGCGGCCCATCGCCACTTGATGTGGCACCCCGCCGTGTCAATACTGGCGGGGCTTGGGTAGTCGTAGGTGCCAAGGTCTTTCGGGTAGTCGCGTAGGTTCATGGGGCCGGGGTCAATGACAGAGGAAGCCGCCGCCGTGTTTGCTCCACGTCACGGCGAGGCGGCCGGTCTTTTCGTGGTTCTCGATGAGGATGCTCTCCAGCTCGCCGCTCTTCACCATGCGGACCAGCTGCGTGAGCGTCTGCCGCTCCTCGGCGCTGAGAGCGTCGAGCGGAGCGGTAGGAGGTGGGGGACGGTCGGACATGATAAGCAAATCGGTTATATATGCGTGGCTCCGCCGACCATCTGCCGGCGGCGGCGGTCGGTGCTGGCGACGACCTTTACCGGGCCCATCTTCTCCATGAGCCGGCACGCGATCGCCCGCGTATCAACGCGATCGTCTTTCTTGCCGTCGGCGGCCCGCATCTTCCCCTTGATGCTAAGGAACGTATCCATCTCCTGCGTCGCTGCGTGACAGCGTTCCACGTAGGCTTGCTCCGCCTCGCTGTCCTCGAGGAGCTGCTTCGCGCCGCGCAGATGAGCGGTCAAGGCCGACACGGCAAGGCCTTTCGTCTGCTTGTTCATGTGCCACCCGGCCTTGCGCGTCTCCTCGCCGATCGTGGCGTCGTACACCTTGCGGTGGTACAGGTTGGCGTAAAAATCCTTAATCGTATCGACGACGGTGAGGCCGTGGTCGGAGCTGCGGTCCTCGGGGCGCCGCTCGCTCTGGAGGGAGTTAATCTCGATCGCCCAATAGGCGCGGTCGTACCACGTCGCGAGGCGGGCCATGCCCCACGCATAGAGATCGACGTCCTCGTGCCCGTGGTACTCGGCGGCCAGCTCCGGATGCCCGCCGAAGAGGAGTGGGGCCCGGTCGATCACGACCGTATCGTGATAGTCAGCGCCCGAGCTCTGCCCCGGGCCGACGTCGGAGGCCATGACGTATCGGTTTTTGATGCGCTCGTTCTCGCCGACGTAGCGGCCCAAGAGGCCGGCATACGTGTCGTGCGGCCGCCTCCAGATTTTGAGCTTCCCGCGCGGGGTGTTTTCAAAGTGAATGTCCTGCATGGCGTCCGGCCCCGTCTGCGCAGCGCCCCGCAGCTCGCCCCGGGCGATCGGCTCCTTGCACGTCTGCCGCGCGGCCTCGACGTAGCTGGACGGAATGACGCGATCCTGCCCCACCTGAAACGCCTCCTCGGGCGTCGTCGGAAACTCCTCCTTGAGGCGCCACGGCTCGACAATGTAGCCCGGTTTTGTCTGCTGCCGCATGTACCAGTTGATTTGCTCGAGCGTGCAGCCGTGGTGCCACAGAAACTCGTGGTACTCGCCCCACTCGGCGACGAATTGCTCGACGTCCTCCGGCTCGTAGCTTGTGAGCGGGGCGTCCGATCGAGGTGCGAGGCGATACTGCGGGTCGTCCGTCCACGACACGAACAGAAAATCGTAGGCCACCTCGCCGCGCCGGGCTTGGTCGCAGAGCTCTTTGAAGTAGGTGCCGCTCTCGCCCTGCATGGTCGATTCGTAGATGCCGACCGTCCCCGGCTCGTCTACGAGCATACTCTCGACGTTCGCCACGAGCTTCTCGGCCGATTCCTTCTGGTTGGACGGCCACTTGCCGATCTCGAAGAGGTGGACAAACTGCGGCGTCCGGCCCGAGGGTGCGTTTGGCTCCTTGACCGTGCCCACGCTGACGGTACAGTCGCGCTGCGGGATGATCCGCGTCTTTTGCATCCCCGCGTAGGGCTTAATTTCGAGCGTTTGCAGGCTGTACTCGTCGCGGATTCGGTCGTATCGGCCCATCACGTCTTTCGCCCCGTCAAGGTCGAAGCCCACCATCCACGCATCGCGCCGTTTGTAGAGCTCGATCTGATGCCATGCGATGTAGGTGTAACTCATCGTGGTCGCGCCCCACTGGCGATGCTTGAGCACGATCGCACGCACGGGCTCGCCGCTCAACCGTTGGTCCTCGAGGTGCTTGAGGTACTTGCGCTGCGGCTTATTGAGCACGAACGGGATGATCTGCCCCTCCTTGCTCTTGATCTTCGCGACGGCCGCGCACCAGAACTCGAAGTCGTATTGACACCGCAGCACAGAGAGCTGCCCGAGGGCGGCCGCGACGTCGGCCTCGTCGGTGTATGCCCGCAGCGATCCGGCCTCCCACATCCCGCGCACCATCGGATGCTCCATCATCGCGGCCGGCAGGTGGACCGAGCCCCGGGCGGGGCTGATTTTGAGCTCGAACCGTTTGATCGGCGATCCGATGCCGCGAATGGGGTCGTACTGCTCAATGCGAGACTGGCGGCGCCGGCGATCCTCCTCGAGAATGTGCGCAACGTCGATGGTCATAAGCGGCCGATCTCGTTGGTATCATCGGGGTGCGGCCACGCGCTTTCGCCGCCCTCGAGGTGGTTGTTGATCTGCTGCACCCACTGGTTGATCGTGACGTCGGCGCGGGACGCCTCCCGATCGGCGTCGGTAAAGGCGCCGTGCGCGTCGAGGAGCTTCTCGATCGCCCGCTGCTTGCTGTATAGCTCGAGGTCCACCTTCGTCTCGATCTTTTCTCCGTCCGCGTAGCGGCGCGTCGTCGTCCGGATCTTCTTGATAAGGTGCAGCTGGCCCCGGCGTTTGGCCTTGTCGAGGTCGATCTGCGGCTGGCCCTGGTCGTCGATCCGCAGAAAGTCCTCCATGCTGCCCTTCGCGATCGCCTCGAGGCGCGACATGCACTCGCCCTCGCCCATGTGGCGCTCCATCGACCGGCGGATGAGCTCGGCAATCTTCTCGTGGTGCCGGTTCTCGTGGCCGACCTGCTTGTAGGTGTTATCGTTGCGACACTGGTAGCCCGCATCCTTCGCGGCCTGCATCGCATTGTGACCATTCGAGAGCCACTCCATGAGCCACGCCTGTTGCAGGTCGCTCAGGCTGTGCCAGATCGTTGCCGTCTCCTCGGCGGTAATGTCGTCGCGGTCGCTTTGTAGCGGGGCAGGCAAAGAGGCCATCAGCTCGTGTGCGTTTATCCGGTAAAGTTGATTTGTCCGTGCCGCTGGAAGCCGAGGAGCTCCCACACGCGCTCCTTGAGCCGCTCCTCGCACAGCTCGCGGCCCATCTCGTCGTCATAGTCGGCCACATCCACCGGCGCGGCCGACACGACCACCTCAAACCCGTTCGGGAGCGTCGCCACGCATACCGTCGTCTTGTCGCCCATGCGATGAAACTCGAGGTCGGAGCGGTTGATCGTCTGCTCGACGTGCGTTTTGGGCACGCCGGACGTGTTGTTCACATCGGAGGGAAAAGTCATGGTTCAGGCTGTCTGTTGGTTCGGGGAGTAAATTGGTCCTCTTGCAGCAGGCGGCGCGTGTCCTCGAACGCCTGCCGGAGCGAGGGCTGTTCCTCAATGTACCGCTCGCGAATCTCCTGCTGCACCTCGAGGGCGATCCGCCGGCGGCGGCGCAGCTCCTCGACGTCTTCGACGCGGCCCTCGGCCT